TGCTGATTCGATTTTTGGTTCGTAGGCATAGTGTTTTGCTTCCCTCCAAGCATAAAGAGCCGCGTCGCACAAATGGTTGTCAAAACGCGTGTCTTCTCTAGGTATTTGGTGATTTAAATCCCATTGCAATAATTGCCATTCTTGAACGGTTTCACACCCTGATGGAGCGTGAATAACCCCCTTTTGGAAATCATCGTTCATAAGTGTAATATAGGCCAGCTTTTGAGTCTTCTCAGCCGGCTCCATATGAATGCCGTAGCGAAAGCGAATTTCCTCTGCTATTTTTTTTCCTAATGCACCAGTGTCCACCTTCATTTTCACAGGATGGTACTTTTCATCGAAGAGTTTAATTTTATCAGCTAGTGCAGTGATGGTGAGTTTGTTCTTTTTGTACTCATCGATGAGGTAGAGGCCTGGGTACTCTTCGGAATAGGCCCAAACGACGAGGGCGTCCGAGTCTTCGTATCCCAAGTCGCATCCAAGGATGAAGTACCAGGAGGCTTCCGGAGGCAATGTATCAGGCTCCCCAAGCACGACGTCACTGTGATTCCGACGGCTATCGTACCGATAACAAAGAGAGCGCTTGTCCTCAACCCAAATGCCATAATATTCACGCTTAATCGAAGGATCTTCACGATCTACCCCCCTATTTTCACATTCTTCTTGAATGATCTGCTCGACACTTTTCCCCGATAGTTTTTCAATCCACGGGTTGTCATGCAGCGTCCAATGGAATTTTTTATAGCCCTTAAAGCCTTTCTGACCCTGGCAAGCGCGGTAAAATACACCCATCCGAGCAGCATTGGGCGTACCGCCTAAAGTTAAGATGCCGTTCCAATCTATTAAACGTGGAATTAAGACTTCATTCATTAACTTTTCAAGATATTCAGGGTAAGCCTGCCCTTCATCAATAAATACCCGATGGTATGGAATACCCCTGTGTTTTTCTATAATGGACTCATTATCGGCCCCATCCACATAGATTGTTGAATCATTTGGGAATGTCATGTGAAGTTCGGTTTCGTTCGCATGACCCCCCATCATGTAATCGCGGTTTAGGCGCTTGAAATATTTCCAAATGATTCGTTTGGCGCTGACTTTTTTCTTGGCAATATAAAGCCAATTGCGCCGTGGAATAGTGGAAGCTTCACCCAAGAAAATCCCAGCAAAAAGAACGGTTTTCCCAGAACGGCTACTTGTTTCAAGAACATTACGAGACCCTTCATTATCCAAATAATGTAATTGCTTGGGAAACAGGAATTTCCTGAGATTGAACAAGGGCTTTCGGTTCGGAATGGATTGAACCTTCCGTAAAATAGCGCGAGCCTCTTGTTCCTCAATTACTCCTTGCAGCACTTCTGGTTCGCCCTTTTTTCTTTCGTTTACGTGGTTTGTAGGCTCTGGGCGGCACCGTTGGATCAGGTTGGAGCATGCTTGTGGGGGGCTAGGTGCGTTGGCGGGGCTTGCTCTTCCATATCATTCCAAGCGGCATCAACATTGCCTTGCGTTAAAGGCGCTGGAGGTTTTGGCTGGGCGTCGGTGGGCGTAGGAGCCGGAATAAAGGGTGCAGGGGCCATTTGCTGTTGAATTTGCCCAGGTTGAATGATGGTTCTTTGCGGGACTTGTGGATACCCTGGCTCGATAATCATCCCTGGATTCATATTTGCCGGGATTGGTTGAGGTTGTTGGGCCAGTGGTATTTGTTTTGGCACCGGTACAGGAGGAATTAACTCAGTTGACTTGGCGGGGGGTTTAACCATTTCTTGAACCACATGATCAATCCCATTATATGGGTCTTCCTCCTCTTGAGCGTAGCATGTGTTTCCCCAATTGGCCGTGTAGGTCTTACCGTTTTGGTGATCCCTGATATGGACATCGTCCTCAGATTGCTCTAGATCGCCAATGACCCTCCAAACTGTGAATAATATTTTCCCTAACGAATTGAAGCGCGGAAAATAGGTGGCGTTCAGGTTGTTTACCCCCACCGGGATAGGTTGAAACGTCCGTAAAGTTTTGTAGAAAATCTTTCTGCTCATAAATCACTCCCTTTTTTATTAATTACGCCCATTTAGCAAATGCCAACGGGTTTTCACTTAAATCAACATAATCCATAGACAACATATCGGCTTGATCTTTCAATAAAGGACCAAAACCAATCGTGGGGCCATAGTTTACCAAAACAATTCGTTGACTATCGACTTCACCTCTTTTTTCCATTTCAGAAATTACCCAACATGCCGCCGGCTGCACCTTTTCAAATCTTAGGTGATGGATTTCTTTCATAAAGCTCCTACGGTCTCTATTTACTTCCACGGTTACCTCCAAAATATGAATGGGTTGTATTGCGCTCCGTGCTTGGTCTCTCCATGCCGCAGGGCAAATTGGTTTCTGTACGTGAAAAAAACTTTTTTATTTCTTGGCGGCCGTTCGATTGCCTCCAATAATTGCTTTGCAATAGTTCGGCCTCTAAAGGAACGCTTGACGTAGATGAAGTGAATCGCTGGCGACCCATCATGGCACTCGAACACGAGGTATCCAAGGATTTGGTCCTTATCAAAAGGATTGCAGGCGATAAGAATATAGGATCTGTCCAATGCACGAATAATTAACTCACTTAATCCAGTCTTGAAATGTTTTTCCTTAACCTGATTCTTGGCCCCCCAACGGTCCCTTGTCCAGACTGTGCCCATCCATGAACTAAGAATGAACGCTCGGTCTGTTTCCAGGGCTGGGCGCATTTTTATTGGGAACGGTGTTTTTTTTGTCTTCTCCGGCCTTTGCTCCGTCTTTAGAATTTCCACCGTTATCGTCTTTGGTCTTGACTTCCTGCTTGATTGATAAGGAGGCAAGCTTGGGTTTTCGTTCATTGAACTCCTTTAGCCGTTTCAATTCCCCTACGGCTTTGACAATGCCTTGGCCGGCATCAACCTTGGCAATCTCGTTACGAGTTTCCAAAATTCTTTTGCCGATAAAATCTTGTTGAGTAATGAGGTCGCCCAGTTGCTGGCAGAGCCTCTGGTAAATCTGGTTCGAGTACGTTTGATAATCTTCCATTGTTCCTCCTAGGTTACCAATCCGAAAGTGTCTTCATCACATCGCTTGAATTCATTCACAAAGTCTAGGCATTTCTGCCAACCAATGCATGAAACAACCAAAGAAACCCTCGGGCTCTCAGCTCGACTTTCTTTTGGGTATCGTTCAAATCCTTGTTCGTCCATTACTTGGTACATGTGATTGGCAAGATCTTCATCTTGAAGTTTGATAAATGTTTCTTTGCTAATGGTAATGTAAAAGGGCAGGTCGTCCTCTTCACGCATCGAAACGTATTCGCTATTCGGCCAAACTTGTTTCCCGGGGCGGAGGTGTTGGTATTTTTTAGGTTTTATAGGCATATGGGCACCTTAATTGCATCACCAGTAAATTGTTCATCTTTCTTAATAAACGATAGGAATGGATTAGGCTCATCATAAATCAAATCTTCGGTTATTTTTGGTGAATATATCAGCCACATATAACAATCCATGAGTTCAAAATGGGTAAACAGCACACCTCTTCTGCGCCAGAGTTTGGCAAAGAACGATTTGAAGTCGCCAAATTTATGATTAAATTCATCCAGGTCATTATTGTAAGCCTGTAGCCAATCTTTCTTTGAGGATTTTTTACGATGCCGCCGCCTCACCCACAATATCTCCTTCGATTAAATCCTGATCTTTGCTTGCAAGTTTGAGTGCCGTCATACATTTATCAGTCAATTCAAGTAATTGAGAATCCGAAAGTCTTCCAATGTCTTGGTGACCGAAATTCGTCTGCATGAAATTAAACTGAATCTCCTGGGCTTCCTTCCAACCGGATCGGGCTTGCAACCAAAACTTTGTCATAGGGTGACAATTTCCACTAGTTGCCATTTGGTAGGCAGTTGCATGGACCTTAAACTTGGCAATTGCTCTACCCTTACATAGAGCGTCATATATTGCCGGATTCTCCCTTTGACGCCTGACGAGGCTTTCGCGTGACATGCCAAGAACATGGGCAATGTCTTTGCCGTTTAGTCCAAGACCAGCCATTACCTCTACCTGGCTCAATTGATCATCCGTAATTGCTTTGAAATCATTTCTCTTTTTGCGCCCTTGCTTCGCCGTTTTATAGCGCCCAGTTTTCTTGCGCTTGCTATGTTTTTTTTCGGCTTGTTCAATCGTCATGACACACATTTTATCCGAGGATTTAACTGAAATCAATTCCATTCTGGATTTTTCATTTTCATATTGTTCTTATCCCAGAGACTAAGCCGCTAAACTCTGGGAATGGGTGACCATCTAAACAATGGAATAAATGGAAACAATTCCCATGAATATTTACATGCTTATCATTCGGTGGGTAAACCATAAAAGCGTATTCATTTTCACCGATAAACAATTTTTTTATGTCGAATACGTCATCCATTTGAATTTTTATTTTTCGTGCGGCAAGGCTTACGTGGATCCAATTTTTCCCACCCCAATTTTCAGTTGAACGAATAACGCTCATCCGCCGGCTAGGATTCCAATATGCACAACCGTCCGATCTTGCTTCCATGATGTTCCATCCTGGTGGAGTAACTTCTTTAAGCATGAAGTACCTTCTTGAAATTGTTCCCGTAGGATTTAAGAGCTGTGCGGATTAAGTCCTTCCAGTTTTCCCGGTTATAGAAATTCCCCATGGTGATCAGTTTCAAAAGGCTATCGAATTCCTTTTTATCCAGGGTTTTGTATTTCTCTTTTGCCAGGAAGTCCCAAAGGCTACGTTCAAACTTCGCGGCCTCTTTCAATAACCTAGTGAACGTGAACTGCGGAGTATTTTTACTCATTTTTTACTCCGTCTAATTCCTTTTGTGCAAATTTTACTATTGCGTCACAGTCATACCCGAAATCCCAACTAGCTATCTTACCTAGAGCAGTGAGCAGGCGTTGGTTTTCTTTACTAATTGCTTTCACGCATTCTTGAGATTCTAATAACGCCTTATTGCCATCGACTAAGATGTTTTTTAGTTTAACAATCTCTTTTATTACAAGTTTACCATCTGTTTCAGACCATTGATAATTTATTTGATTATCCCACAATTTCCGGGCTTCTTGCTCTGGGACTAAAGCTATTCTAGAACCTACACGCCTAAGCAAAGGAATGGCGGAACCACTTTCTATTGCTGATCTTTCTACTATATCCCAAGGAAGGTCATTACTTTTCTTCATTGAAAATGCTCCTTACTTCACAATTCAATACTTCTTTTAAATAGCAAAATTCTTGTGGAGTAATATCGGAATGCCATATTTTACCTGTTCCCTGCTTTGTAATTGAAAGGACAATAACTCCTTGCCATTCGTCGAAATCGTCAAGTGCGTCCTTTAAGGTTTCTAGAGCCATGCGTTTTGTTTTTAAAACAGTTAAATTAGGCAGGTCATTTTTCTGGGTCATTTACCCTCCTTTAACATTTTAATGGTTTTAAAATATAACTGGTTTTTATCTATCAATCCCTCTCCTTTAGAATATCCGACAGAAAGACAATGCCAGTAATCCTCTAACGCATCCCATACGGTTTCTAATTGTGGCTGGGTGATTTTAAAGTCTACACTTCCTTTCCCATTGCAGGCGTGGCAATCAACTGTGATTTCTCCAATGTCACCATGCGTCATTGAAACTTCTCTACCCACCTGTCCACCGCCACCACATTCATCACAAATCGCTTCAGGCAATCCGAACTGCTTAGGTTTCATTACTCCACCTCAATCCCGTGGGACTTTAGGATTCTTTTTAATTTATTGACTTGCATTCTCATAATTAGGATACAACTTGAATGTTCATGTGATCCACCGTGACTCTTGAATATTTCGTATTGATGGGTTATGTCTTTTTCCCACCACTCCAAAAACTCCTCGGCAATGGCTCGGGCTTTATCTTTAGGTTTAGCGTCATTGAACATCTTCTGTAATTCTTTAACGAAAACGAATGGGTCGTCACGATCAATATAATCATTACAGTTACTCATCTCCCCCGTCCTTCCCCGTTCCTAAGCAATAACAACACACTGGAAAACCAAATCCAATTAACCCTCTTTTTAGTTTTTCTAAAACTTTGCCTTGACCATTGCATTTTTTGCACCTTTTATCTTTCTTCGCAATTATATCCTTCTTCGCCGTCTGCCGGAGTTTTATTTTGTCGGGCATTTCTTAACCTTTTTTAAAGATATTTTTAATTCATAACAATCTATTTCAGGAAAACCTTTGACGAGATGTTCACATCCTTCTTTGCTGGAAAATATTGTGGCATTCTCAAAAGATTTAACGTTTGTTGGGTAACCCTCTTCACTGGTCATGTATACAAATTGCCCCTTATAATTGGGTATCCGATGGTAAGAATGCTGTAATTCCCGAGAACTAAATTTTGCAACATACAGTTTCTTTGGGATGCCAAGCCTATTTTTCATGACTCCCCCTTGCCCTGCATTATGGCTAAGGCTTGTTCAACCCAATCAGGATCGTAATATTGTTCTTGGTTAGTACAATCATACGGACCATCGGCTAAACGACACGACTTTAACGCTTCCAAAACCGTGGCGGCGTCTTCTGGGGAAATAATACAATATTCAACACCAATATCTTCGCAATAGATTTTCTCCAACCCAACCTCCGCCTTTGCTTTGCTCATTATAGTGGCCTCGTATAATTAAAAAAGTAATTCCTAGCAGTGGAAGGACTTACCCTAAATATTATTCCAAGTTTTTTATATGTTACACCAGCCTTTCTTAATCGTTTAAGCCGTTGTGTTTCTTTGCGATCAAGTTTTGGCTTCTTGTATGTTTCCCTTTTCCTCCTCATTCTTCCACTCCCAGGAATTTCTTTAGTTTTTGAATTGCTTCGTTCATTTTTGGGTCATCATCCACATGAATGATATTCGAGCAGTAGGTTTCTAATTCTGTTATTAAATATTTAGACCCCTCCACCCCGGCAATGAATTGCTCTTTATCAAAGATCACATGCCCTGGTAATGAACCGGTATCGCAACTCATCTTTTCAAGTTCCTCATCAGTCATAATTGGAATCCCAACTTACACGGAAAGGTTCTATCAATTCGGGTTGACGCTCGCAGTATTCTACCTCTTCGCCCATGGTCATGTACTTCGTTGTTATTCGGAATTCACTAACCACTCGGTGGCACGAGCAAAACTTATCGTTAGGCCAACGCCACTGAGGACAGCCTTTGATGTGTTGCATGCGTTGGGTTGCGTCAAGGTAAACCGCAGGAGGTTTTGGCGGTGGTTCTTCCTCATGTTTAGGCTCGTCATCGCCAATGATTTCTGAACCTTCACGAGTCACAATCAATGGAGTTGGATCGTCGTCTTTGTAGAAATGAAATTCCATGCCTGTTTGAGGAGCCGGCAGGGTAATGGTCCTAGGGTGTTCATCGGCACCGATACTAATTTCATATATACCAGTCTTTTGAAACGTAATGGCATCCTCTAGCCCAGGGAATTCGGTGAAGGGCATGACGTTATCGATTGCCGCGTGGCATTCGCAGGTAGGGACAAATTGTTTGTTAATCTGGTCCCAGCCTAAATGGGTTGCTTCGTCATAGCATCGAAGGCATCGCATACCCTCTTGATATTCAAAGTGCCTTTCGGGGGCGCAGGAAGTGCATTTATATTCTTTTAAGAATTGGACGCAATCTTCTGGTTCTGGAACGGTGTCAAAGTATCCAATCAAATCGGATGGACAACCGCAGACAGCACGGTAGGTTCCTTTCGGGGCTTTGCACTCTCTTAAATATGCCTTCCCATTCCAAATATAATAGTTTTTCTTTTCACTCATTTATTCCCCTTCTATGGCATTGGTGAATTGTCTCTAGCATCTGCTTCTAAAACCATAACATCAGCGATATCAAATATGATTTTGGTATAAAAACTTATATTTTTAAACAAATCTTTGTTATTAGATGCGACACTTTCCCTGAAAATTATTTTTAATTCATCCAACACTGAATTGGCGAATGTATTGCGCCATAGGGTTTTGTCTTTCTCATTCATGGGCATTTTAAGTTCCTCCTGCGTATATTTATCATTAAACAGGCGTCATTCGTTTTGTGACTCCTACACTCGTTTATAATCATCCCAATGGTAGTATTTCTGATTGGAGAGTTTGACCAGGACTTCTCCTTGGTGTTCTGGAGTTGGGAGAGATAGGTGGATATTACATGCTGTGAAGTCTGTATCATAATAAACAATAAGTTGTCCCCAGGATTTTCCCAGGTTTTGGCACATCCAAACCACAGCCTCTTCAAGCAGGTGGCTATTATCGGGATGGGTTGTTTTGCCGTCTTCGGCTAGAAATTTCCAATCAACGGCGGCTGACATTTTACGGAATCGATGTTCGCTTGTTGGAACCCCACCAACGGCTCGATTAAGTTTCGTATCCCTTTTCCCGCTGGTGTTTCCAATTTTTACACCGAAGTGGGTGCGGACAGGTTGTTGATAGAGTTTAGCCAGGAGAAAGCATTTATATTCGTCCATGGCGGTAATGGCCATTTTACGGGCCAGTTCTGGGTATTTCTCGCTGATGAAATATTCATAAAGGACAAAGTTTTTTGTCAATTGCAGCATCATAATTTAAGGAACGGAGGGGCAGGGGATTTCACCCTGCACACACAATTAAGTACCAGCGGCATTGACCATGGAATATCGCCTATCATCGTGCGCCTCCCCCCATGTTTTCAGTTAATTGAAGCATCATATGTAGATCACGACATTTATTTTCCGCCTTAGGATGAAAAAATACCAAAACCTCTGTGCCCAATTTAATGGCGGCGTGGCGTGGAGCCATCTTGATTATCCTTCCTCGAGTCTGGGACCGCCAAGACTTTTCCCTTAAAATCCACGCCTGGGCCCGTGTTTAATCGATTGCAGGAGGCTTTCGACTCCAACGTGGCAAAAGCCGTTGGAAACTACTCAAGACCCAGGCGTTTCGTTACTTTGGATCAACATATCACTAAACAAACAAAAAACAATCTTTTTTTAATTAATTATTAATTATAATAATATCAATGGCTTACACATGTTGTTAAATATTTACTTTTGATTTAAATTGCTTCCCATCTAAATCTAAAGCCCAAGACAAACTGTTTGAATATTCCCAAGGATTTTATTCTGACAGGGAACTTCTAATAGAAAGAGTCAATGAGAACATCATCTTTAATCTTCATGAATAATTTGGGCAAGGATTGGCCAAGGCAGATTTACAACCAAGAGAACAAAGATTAAGACTTTTCTTTTTTTTTAATTTATTAATTCGCTTAAGAACACTCTGCCAAGAAGTTATGTTTTATCTTAAATAAGTTGGCATTGGATAGACCGGGTCTAAAAGTAGGAACTTTATATATGGGAAGTGGGCCAATATCTTGCCGTTCCCATGGCTCTTAACTTTTCAACCGCGCTCTCACGTGACAACTTTTGGCATGTGGATGAGACCGGGACACCGGAAGGAGTAGGCAACCTTGTCGATGCCCTTTTTTTATAAGATTTCCAAAAGCATTTGTAAACAGAATTATGGGGGGTGGGGTGCTTTTTTTATTCACCGCTGGGCTTGCGAGGATTGGCTGTGGCTGGTTTTGAGGGGGCAGGTAGGGGGTAGGTTCCCCTGTCCGACCTGGGGGCCCCTGTGGGCTATTCGGGCTGATTCCATGCCAACGGTTTGGAGGTAAATAAAGGGGCCCATGGTGGGGGCAAAATAAATGGATTATTCCCTGGACTTTTATTATCCGTAAATATATAAGGAGGTGAAATAAAATGGAAACTATAAAAGAAAATGAATTTAAAAAGGGCCTTACAAAATTGATTAACATATTAAGCCTTGAGGATAATTCCAATACGCCTGATTTTTTATTGGCCGATTATTTATTTCACTGTTTAATTTTATTCAACGTAACGACTTGCAAAAGGGACGATTGGCATCAATTTAAACCTATGGATAAAAACATAAATGAATGCAAAGAAATTTAAAAATGGTATTAATTATTTGGGACCCAATTTGAAGTGGCACCGACGATTCCAAGGGCTAACCCAATCCGACTTAGAACGGCTCACAGGGGTCGCTCAAGAGACCATTTCAGCCATCGAAAACGGCACGAATATAAATCCCCTCCTTAAAACCATATCCAAATTGGCTATAGCATTAGACATAAAAATTGATTTTTTATTGGTTAAACCACAAGCAGGAGGAATAAGGAGATGCAAACCACAAAACCGGCCCTAAGAAACACGCAAGCCTTGGCCAGGCTAGATTTCAATAACCCCAAATTCGAGGAAGCAGTCCGCTCAATTGTGTGCAAAGGAGCCACAAATGGAGAGGCAACGATTTTTCTACACATCGCCGTCGCCAATCGATTGGACCCATTTTTCCAAGAAATCTATTGGCTCCCCAAGATCGGTCCATATGTCTCGCTCAAAGGTTTCCTAAAAATTGCGGATCGGGATTATGGCAGGGTGTACGAAGGGATCGAACAACCTATTAAAATCCTATATGTAAATGGCGAACAAATTACAGAAGAGCGCACCATCAAAAGCCAACTCTTTTCGGCTACGGCTCGCGTTCACAGAAACGACCGGCAGCACCCTTCAGAATTTGAAGCCATTTGGACTTCCTATTATAAAAAGGGTCACAAGAATTGGGAGCAATATCCGGAATTGATGCTGAAAGAAAAGGCCATGAGAGGCGCATTGATGTTTGCCTTTCCAATCCCAGGGGCCGCAGGAGCCAATATAGACGTTGATGAGCGCGATTTACCCCATTACGAGCCCCAGGTGGAGCCTCCCCCGGTAAAAGCCATTAAGCCACCTGATCTACCCATTTCTGAACCTGTACCTCCGGACAAAGGAGAATGTGTTGGGCCGCCCCCCAAGTTTCCCGAGTCAAAAGCCAGCGAAGAATCCAAGGCAATTTTTGATCAAATCCCGCTCCGGATAAAAGCCTTTAAGTTGATCACGGAAATCCACGAGCAGTATTTTAAAAAAACTAATATCGATGTTATATCCACTAAGGCTTTCGGAATGAAAATAGCCTACCAACACATTGCGACCTGCGAAGACGTTGCATTGCTCAAAAAAGCCGTTGCCTATTGCGAGAATTACCTTGCCAAGAGGGGGGCTAAAAAATGAGCCAGCCAGCCATAGACTCCCAATTGATCTTAAATATGCAACAAGTTTGCAAAGACCTGCAAGACGCCCAAGTTGCCCGGCTTCGGGACAAAATTAAAATCTATCCTTGCCACACCAATCGAGCCAGTCAGATGGCCCACCCTTGTGATGCGTTTGGGTATTTCAATCGAACCGCTTGGGAAAAAAAGCAGCCGCATGACTACACCCTTCAATCCATTTTCAACGAAGGCAATTTGCATGAGCCGGCCATTATCCAAGAAATCATGGACGATTGCGCCAGGCTTGGAGAGGGATGGAATTTTGTGGGTCAGCAACAGGATTTCCACGACCGTGATATGAATGTGAGCGGGCATGTGGATGGCATTTTAATTGTTCCCGGTAACCAATATGCAGGATCTTGTCGTATTCGGGGGGAATACACGAAACATCCCGTTGAAATTAAAACCATGAGCCCACATATCTGGGATTCTATTCATACCGACATGGACATCCTCTACCACTCTCGCCCTTATGTGCAAGGATATTATGGCCAATTACAAGCCTACCTCTACCTTTCAGCGAGTGAGTCCGGGTTTTGGGTTTTGAAAAACAAACTTACCGGGATGCGGAAATATGTCCCCACCATTTTGGATTACGATTACTGCGACGAAATGTTTAAGCGTGTGGCCCGCATCAATAAAGCCGTAAAAGAAAACATCGTACCAGAAAAAATCATGGATGATAAGTATTGTGAGAACTGCGCATTTCGCACCGTTTGCCTGGGCGATAAAGTTTTCGAGATTCCCAAAATAAATAACGAGCGCCTTTTAGAAGCCATAATTTCTAAAGAAGAATGGGCACCGGCCAAACAAAAATATGGCGAGGCTTGCGACACCATTAAAGAGGAGTGCAGTAAATCAGAAGAAAAAAAGTTTCGCGTTGGTAACTTTAGAATCACCAGATGTCTAACCAGAGAAAAAGAAATTCAAACCTATACCCGGAAAGAATACTGGACTAACCGCATTAGAATGATTGAGGAGTAAAATCTAAACCACATGTAAAGGAGATTTATGAGACAGCCAAAAAATTATAGGGAATGGAGAAACATTGTGAAATCTTCTTGGGACCGTGGGGAATGGGACGATGAGCCGGATAAAATACAATGGATTGATCCGGTCACCGATTTAGATTGCCTTATGGTTAGGAACACCACCGGAGGAAATTGGTGCGGCTATGTTGGAGTCGATAAAAAACACCCGCTTTATGAGGTCGGTGATAGTGAAGCTTATGGTGAGCATGATTTAGGATGCCATGGTGGATTGACTTTCTCTGGTTTTTGCCAAGAAACTGAAGACCATTCCAGGCACATTTGCCATATCCCAGCCAAAGGAAGACCAGACAAAGTTTGGTGGTTTGGGTTTGATTGTGCCCACGCTTGGGACGCTTCTCCAGGGAGGGAAGATATTTTTAAAGACTGGGACAAAGTTTATAGAAACAACAGTTATGTAAAAATGGAAGTTGAAAGCCTGGCTAAAAAATTAAAAGAATTGGTGGTATAAATGGAAACGATTCCTGATTCACAATTTTTAGATTACTTAGACCGGATTAACCCGGACAATGAAATAGAACCTTGCGCCAGTTGCGGCGGTGAGAGTGAAGGTCCATACTATGGCCAACCTTATTGCCGCCACTGCGCCAAGGATGATATAGCGGAGAACGAAAGAGATGACTAAACCAGCACGGATAATGCCCGCCGATGACCCCATCAAACATATAGATGCTGGCCAGGTTGTGACATTATTTTCCCGACACTTTTATGAAGGTGCGGGATATAATGAAAAAGCAGGCAAGTTGGTTTCAACCATTTTCGAGGGTGCTAAATACTTAGAACTTCCTGGTAAATGGATGATCACTCAAATTGACACGTCAAACAATACAATTAATTTAATCCTTAAGGAAGAAAATAATGACTGACGAAAAAAAAACCATAGGGAGTTTATATAAAAAGAAGGGCGAGTTTGTTCGCGTTCTGTCAAAAGCGAAGAATCAAACTAAAAACCAGTGGGAAAACGAATTTGTCAAATCCATATTCGAGCGCTTTGAGAAGTATGGGGGCAAAATGTTTATATCCCCCAAGCAATTAGAAACCATTCAAAAGATTGCGTATCCATGATGGGTAATAGAAAAGGGAAAAAACGAAGAGCAGGGAGAAAACGCTAATGTCATTTATGGTGGACCTTCCTGAATTTTACTGCCTAATGAGGGGGGAATATGCCTACAACATGGATTCAAAACGAGTGGGAACCTATATCCCAGTATTCGTCTTTGGTGCCGACACAGTCGAAGGAAGGGCCGTTGGATTCTACTGCTACTCCAACGTCGGGGCCATGTTTTCAAGGCTTCCAATCTCGGCGTTCGTTTTTAACCATTCCGATGATAATGGAAAACCCTCCCATTCCAATTTTCCGCTCGATTATCTTGAACTCTGGGATTGTTTTTCCTACGAATTTGAGGCAAAAGTCTGGGGAGCCCTTAAAGGGATGCGATGTGATGTCATTCTCAAAGATGGTAAATGGTATCCTGGACAATATATGTTTACCTTTGGATGGTGGGGCAATCGGCTCGCCGAAGACGCTGGAGAAGGTGGGTTCAAATTGGGGCATGTCATTCAATTGGACCATCCCTTTAATCAATACGCCATTCAGCCTAATAATAGGATCAGGTGGTATGAACCATCATTTGTGACTAAACCCTTCCCTGAGAGCCCGGACTTCAAAACGAACGATCAGAATTGGAAATGTGAATCACGGAGTAAATGGCGGACTAGCGATGACGACAGATATTTCTACAAGATTATCACCGACGAAGAAATTTAGGAGAATCATCCTGCATTGCCCAGGCTGCGGTCGGGAACTCATGAGCCAATTGGCTGTGGATGAGGCAAAGAAATACATCATGGAGATGAAGGGGGAAGAGTCGGAAATACTATCAATTTTTTGCGAGGCATGCCAATTATTTTTTGATGTGCGAGACCTCTACCATCGCCAAGAATGGCTGACTTGATAAAGCGAAAGCCCACTGCCTGGACCGAAAAAAACCTCCATTCCAAGATTAAATCCGAATTACGGCGCCAATATCGTTACCATTGGGAAATTAAAAAACGTGCCATCGAACGGCATAAAATATCAAAAAATTGCTATTTATGCCCAGAGTGTAATAAAGTGGTCAAGAAATTGGAAGGCCATCATATTGTCCCAGTAGGTGGGCACCAGGAGCACCGATGGGATTGGATTGATCGTTTGTTTGTAACCAGGGAAGAGGATTTACAACCTTTATGTTTGAAGTGTCACAAAAAGAAGACAGAGAGAGAATCCAAGTCAAGGGCAGCGACTTAGGTCGGCGCCTAATTCAAGACAATTTATCAAAAGGGAACGGCATCGATCCCGTTCTGCTATCGTCTCTGCATGCACTTCTTGGCATTGGTCTAGAAGAAGTTGGGTGCGGATGTGATCCGCTTTACCAACGTATTTTATTTTATAACAGCCTGGGCCAACAAAACTAAGAACCAGGAGGGTTGCGGCGAATCCAGTCGTTAGCCTTTTTAGACAACTCCTTGAATTTTTTTTCAGCTTTATAGCGGGCACGTTTCCTTTTCTCCCCGGTGGTTAATGGAGCCTTTTCAACAATAGTATTAATCAATTTAAAAAGTGAGTCCAGCCAAATCATTTACTTGATCGGTTATCTAATTGTTTAACGATGGAATGAATTTCTCTCATACAATCTCTAACCTCCCCAAGCCATTTATGATCATCGGGAGACCATTTACAGTGATGACCTGGATTTCCTGGATTTCTGTTTTTATCTGCTTTCATCCCACGGTATCGGAGAACTTCTTCAACCAATTTCCAAATAATAAAAAGAGCGAAAATAATACCAACTTGGAACAAATTTCCAGATCCAGAGTCCTCCACCACTTTTTGAACAATATTTTCCACATTTTTTCACCTTTCCTTTTTAATTCCCGCCACCTTTTGCGACAATATATACATCCAGACCGATCCCAGAACCACTGGTTCGATTGTAAACGGCTCGAATCAAATCGAATGGACAGTCTCCATTATTGTTCGGTAATTCAATATCATTTCCGCTTGCTCCACTGACGGCCATTGTGGCCCCGAATGCGTTAAAAGTAGTTCCCCCATCATTTGAAACCTGCAACTGAACATCCCCGACGGGGGAGGTCCCATTGGCCCAAATCGTTTGAACGCTGACTTTATTGCAAAGACTAATGTCAATATTTGATCCTGTGACATTCCCCCCCATGTTTCCATTATCAATAGACTTAAAATTTATATGCCTTGTAGATCCCATTTCATCCCTATTCCTTTCTGTTTAAAATTATTAAAATATTATTTCAAAAGTTACATCCATAAAACATCGCATTTTGTTCTACTAGTGCTTCTGATATTTTCTTTAGAAAAGCAACACTTCGATGAAAATATCTTGCATCCGGTGAACTCAATGTGATTGAGGCATTTTGAAGAGTTGGAGTTGTGCTCGAAACTGTCCATGTATGCGTATGCCCGTCATCATCCTGGCGATAGGCTGTCATAAATCCAAATGGCGTTGGAGCGACAGCGCTGGGTGTAAACACAACATTTACTCCGTGATTATGACTACCAGTATGAGTATGAACGTGATTATTGGTATGGGTATGGGTATCGGAACCTCCTGTGTTTCCAACTTCACTTCCTGTTTTAGTAATTTGAATTTGACGGTTTGATGACGATGTGAGAAAATCCCACCCCGTTGGTGTTCCTCCGGAAATATCACCAACAAAAGGAAGAACAGTATTAATTGGAGTCGATTGACCACCAGAAGTGTTAAAAATACCCAGTAATTTTACCCACGATGGCTCGGAACTGGCACTATCGACAGTAACATTACTAGCTGAAAGATCACTCAGGGCCTTATTTGTCAAGATTACGTCATGATGAGTATCTTTCTTTTCAACTAATGTCGTCCCCGAACTTACTGATATTGCAGGCGTGCCTGTTGTTCTTGCGGGATGTGAATGGTCGTCAATCACATGAGTGTGGGTTGATAAAATAGTGTGCCCATGTGTTGCACTCCCTAATGTATCCCCACCGTTTCCTCCATTAGAAGCAGGACCAATAATAAATCTGGCATCATGATCATTGGTCCCACCGCTTCCTGTAATTGTATACCCTGTAGGCGCGGTCATTTGATCCGTAAAGGCAAAAGCACCGTCCGCGACCTCCTGGTTCCCATCGTTTGGCTTAATCACAATCATTCTAACAGATGGTGGCTGCATAGCCGTGGAACTCGAAGAGCCAACGGATTGAGTTTGATAAGTAATCGTCGCTGCATTTGACGTAGTGCTTATATGCGAATGTGAAAATAACTGAGCCCCATTCGATGACACAGCAGCCGCACCACTGAGCAAACCAGCCGCACCTCCAGTAGAACCTCCTGCGGAAAAGCTATGTGTGTGAGGGTCTCCTGTATGGGTATGCGGTGAACTCGTGTGAAGATGATTTGCATTACCTCCATCACCTGATCCTGTAAACGAAGACGTGTCCCCCTGAAGATACTTATCTGTGAAAGCAATGTCTTCCCCCCATCCAGAAGGAATGGTAGAATTTAATGTGTCCCAAAAAGATCTAAAATTCATATTAAGACCCATGCAATAATCTCAACTTTAATTCTTCTAATTGACCTGAAATCGAAAACCGATCCGAACAGTGGGAGTTAGATATACAAAAATCACTAATCCCATTGTTTCCACGACCTACAAGCCCGAATTCAATTATATTTTCAAACACTTGTATGTCACGATTTTCTTTTTCATCATCCGTTTCCGGCTCAATCGTTATTTTCATACGAGCCCATCTATATTGGATAATATCCAATCTTTAAAAGCGTCC